CCGAGGAGAGAATGAAAATGAAACTCGAAAAGAAAATGCCAATCAGTTTGAACGATCAAGTAGCACATCCAAATCTAATGTGGCCGACGCCAACGAGTCAGGCAGCAGGGAAAGGCAAAACACTACAGACACTAACAACCAAGGATGGACAACCAGCGAAACTAGGAGAGAGAGCATACAATCCAAAGACAGGGAAACATTATCAAGTAACACTGGACAGAGCGGTAGCGATGTGGCCGACGCCAACAGCGAGAGATCACAAAGATACGGGGGTGAATACCAACTACGAGAAAGCCAAGAAGAAAGGAAGACTAGCTGGTCACACTGGTGGGAGTCTGAACCCGACGTGGGTAGAGTGGCTCATGGGATACCCAAGCGGGTGGACAGACTTAAGTGTCTCGGAAACAGTCTCGTCCCACAAATCCCCTACTACATCGGTAAGACCATCTTGGAAGTTATGGCCAACACCGAGGGCAAGTAATCCTGGTAGTAGACCGAATGGAAAAGGAGGTAAGGTGTTATCGGAAGAGGTTATGATTGAAGAGGGTTTAAGAGAAAGAGGTAAAAAATTATGGAGGACACCTACAGCAATGGATGGAGGAGATAAGGCAGAAAAATATGCAGCTAGAATTGTACTTGGAAAAAATAAAAGGTCTTCAAAACATAAAGTCCAAGAAACTTTATCAATGCAAGTGGCAATGGAAGAATTAAAAGATGATCCTGATAGAGTTGAAGAGATTATGAAAGATGAAATGACCACAAGACCTTATCTTCCAGAACAACAAAAGTTTGTTAACTTTTTAAGATCTCAAACTACAGCAAAAGAATTATCTAAAGCAAGTGGCATAGATTATACAAAGGTTGAACATTGGTTTAGACGAGGAGGATCTTTTTCTTATCCTTCCATAAAGGATTGGAATCACATCAAACAATTTTTACAAGAAGTAAAATTTGATAAAGAGATGACAACAACGGAGACAATCGAATGGAAAAACTAATTAAAGAAACTTTAGGTATAGCTGCACAACTTGTAGCTAAAACTGAAAATAAATCAGCAAAGTTAACAAAGAGAATGTTAGTTAACGATTTGAAGATGATAAAATTAAATTTAATGATGATACAAGATGATATTACAAGACAGTCAAAGCAAAAAGATTAAAATAGTATTTGGTCCACCTGGCACAGGTAAAACAACTCATCTATTAAATATAGTTGAACATGAGTTACAAAATGGAACTGCTCCAGATAAGATAGGGTATTTTGCTTTCACTAAAAAAGCTGCAAGAGAGGCTATTGATAGAGCCATGGCAAAATTTAATCTTAATAGAAAAGATTTAAAATATTTTAGAACACTACATAGCATGGCTTTTTTATCATTAGGATTACAAAACAGTGATGTCATGGATGATGATAACTATAAAGAAGTTTCTGATTTTTTACAGGTAAAATTAATTAATCCAAATAAGTCGGTTGATGATCTTGGTATATCAGTGCCACAAGATCCGTATTTAAAAATTATAGATCAAGCTAAAATAAAAAATGTTTCACTGTCACATGAGTTTATGAGAAGTGATGAACACATTCAATTTGGTTTTGAAAGATTGGAACAAATAGCAAAAGGTTTAGAGAGATATAAAAAGAATCGTGCTCTATTTGATTTTACGGATATGATTATAGAGTTTAATCATCAAAAAAGATGTCCTAGTTTTGATGTGGTAATTATTGATGAAGCACAAGATCTTAGTTTTATTCAGTGGCAAATGGTCGAGATTTTAATTCGTAATTCAAAAAAAGCTTTTATTGCAGGGGATGATGACCAAGCAATATTTGATTGGGCTGGTGCTGATACAAAAAGATTAAAATTAATAGGGGGTGAGAGAGAAATATTAACTCAATCTTACAGAGTGCCGAGAGCCGTGCACCATGTTGCGTCTAATTTAATTAACAAAATTGATGACAGAGTTAAAAAAGATTGGAGTCCAAAGGATGATGAGGGAGTTGTTATGCGCCACCGATTACGTTTTAATAATCATATAGATTTAACACAAGGAGAGTGGTTAATATTAGCAAGAACAAATTACATGTTGGATGGTATTATAGATCATCTTAAAAGAGAGGGTTTATTTTATACGTTTAAAAATAGATCATCTATTTCTGATCGTATGGTCAGAGCTGTTGAGGGATGGAATAAATTAAAAGAGGGTGCAGTTGATGTGCAAACGGTAAGAGATATTTATTATTACATAAGCGGTAATGGTAACATTAAACATGGATATAAAGATAAAATAAAAACAGCTAATGAAGATGTCATGTATGATTACGAATCTTTGGTTATACATCATGGATTAGACGTAGATATCAATAGTGAATGGAATGTGGCTTTGGATAATATACCAGAGTCTATGCAACACTATGTAAGTGCGGCTTTATTAAGATCTAAGTTAAATCCATCTAAGAACATAAAATTATCTACGATACACGCATCAAAAGGTGGCGAAGCAGATAATGTTATGTTATTAACAGACTTACCACGGAAGGCTGATATGGGTCTTTCTAAAAAAAGGGATGATGAACGGAGAGTGTTTTATGTTGGTGCAACCAGAGCAAAAAAATCACTTCATATCATTGAAAGTCAATCAAACAGAGAATTTAAAGAAATATTATGATTTCTGAAAATATTTTAGAGCAAGCAAAAGAATTAGTTAAAGGAGATCGTCAAAAAGAATATGGCGATAAACTTATAAATCATGAGAACATTGCTGCGTTATGGTCAGTTTTTCTCCGCAAAGAAATTTCACCTCACGACGTAGCAATGTGCATGGCTTTAGTTAAGGTGGCTAGACTGATGCATGCACACAAAAAAGATAATTACATAGACCTAGCAGCTTACGCAGCGGTTGCCGCAGAGATAGATGAGCGAACAAAATGAGTCAAGGAAACTTTTTTCAAACTCCAAGTGAATGGATACCACCTGAAGTAATACCTGATTTTAGACAAGCAAAAGAAATAGCAATTGATTTAGAAACAAAAGATGATGGTTTAAATTCTGGTGTTGGGCCAGGATGGGCTACAAAAAAAGGTAGAGTTATTGGTGTGGCGTTGGCCGTGGATGGTTGGCAAGGATACTTTCCGATTGGACATGAGGGTGGACGAAATCTAGATAAAAAAATTTTTATTAATGCACTAAAACCTATCTTAGAATTACCTTGTGATAAGATATTTCATAATGCCATGTATGATGTAGGATGGCTAGATGCTATGGGTTTAAAAGTTCATGGTAGAATAATAGATACATTAATAGCTGCACCTTTGATAAATGAAAACAGATTTAATTATACTCTTAGAGATTTATCAAAAGAATATGTGGGGGAAACAAAATCAGAAACTTTGTTATATGAGGCTGCAAAAGAATGGGGCGTTGATGCAAAGAGCGAGATGTGGAAACTGCCTCCTATGTACGTTGGACCTTATGCAGAGCAAGATGCTTCAATAACTTTAAAACTATGGAAAGTTTTACAAAGAGAGATTGTTAAACAAGAGTTGACAGAAATTTTTAGCGTAGAGTCTGAACTATTTCATGTTTTGTTTGCTATGAAAAAGAAAGGTGTTGCTATCGATACAGAAAAGGCAGAGAAAATTAAAATAGATTTTGAGAAATCAGAGAAAAAAATATTACAAGAACTTTATAAGATATGTGGTTTTGAAGTAGAGATATTAGCACCTTTATCAATCGCAAAAGCTTTTGATAAACTTAAAATAAAATATAACAAAACACCAACAGGATTACCAAGCTTTGACAAAAACTTTTTAGCAACTCACTCTCATGAGTTTGCGCAGAATATAGTAAAAGCAAGAGAATTAAATAAAGCAAGAACAACATTTGTAGATTCTATTTTAAAACATACTCATAATGGTCGTATACATGCTGATGTTAATCAATTAAGATCTGAAACTGGTGGAACTATATCAGGGAGATTGAGTATGCAAAACCCTAATTTACAACAGATGCCAGCTCGTAACAAAGACATAGGTCCAAAGATAAGAGAACTTTTTATACCAGAAAAAGGAGAGCAGTGGGGATGTTTTGATTACTCGCAACAGGAACCTAGATTATTAATTCATTATGGGGCTCTCGTTAGTGAGTCAACAACTTGGGATGTGGGCACTGTGCAAAAATTATTGGATGATTATAACAATGAGAAGGATACTGATTTTCATCAGATAGTAGCTGATATGGCTGACATAGATCGTAAGACAGCTAAAACTATTAATTTAGGTATGATGTATGGCATGGGCAAAGGTAAACTTAGTTCTCAACTAGGATTAGATATGGACGATGCTCAAGAGGTTTTTAAAAAATATCATACCACCGTTCCTTTTGTAAAAGTATTGACAGATGGGACGCAAAGAAGAGCTGGAGACAAAGGGTTTATTAGAACTTTACTTGGTCGCAAGTGTCGTTTTGATTTGTGGGAGCCCTCAACATATGGAATTCACAAACCTCTGCCTAGAGAACAGGCAGAGAATGAACATGGAGGTATCAATCGGATACGCCGTGCTTTTACATACAGAGCGTTAAATCGCTTGATACAAGGATCTGCTGCAGATCAAACTAAAAAAGCAATGATAGATATTTTTAAGGAAGGCATAACACCTTTAATACAGGTTCATGACGAATTAGATATTTCCGTGTATAGTGAAAATCAAAAGAAAAAAATTATTGAAATCATGGAGAATACAATTCCTCTAAGAGTTCCCTCAAAAATAGATTGCGAGATGGGTCCTTCTTGGGGTGAAGTTGGATAAGAAACATCAAAAAGGATTTCTAAATCATCTAAGAGCGATAGAGTGGCTCACAGCTCAAGAGTATTACGTCTTTGATAATGTCAGCGGTCTTGGACCGTGTGACTTGATAGCTTTAGGAGAAAATGGTGAGATTATTAAGATAGACGTTAAGAGTGAAAGCACTAGAAAAACAGGAAGATTTGCTGGATATAAAATTACAAGAAAGGTTTCTGATTCACAGGAGAAAATGGGTGTAAAATTATTGATGGTAAGTGAAACTGGAAAATGCTACTTCTATAAGGATGACTAAGATATTTGTATTGGTGGTAAGCTTATGGGGTTTTAATGGTGATTCATGGGTCTATACTGGTAATCAAATGGTGTTGCAGGATAAATTTATGGATCTAAAATCGTGTGAAAAAATGGGTCGTAACTTCATGAAGTTTGAAATGAACAAATATTTTACGTTCAAAGTGCAGTGTATTGAAGATATTAATAAAGAAACTTAATCTAGTAGCTTATCTAACTTTTCGTTTATTTCTATGACTTGTACCTCAATGACCGAGAGCCGTGAATCGATACGCAACATATCTAAATCTTTTATCTTTGATTCAAGAGCCGTGACTCGTGATGACATCATACCGTACGTTGTAGCAATACCAGCTACAATACCCATGACCCATATCCAATCACGCATTGACAGGTTCATTTTCTTTTAACTCCAGCTTCTCTTAAAGCAATAGCTATCGCTTGTTTTCTAGACTTAACTTTCTTTTTGGATTTACCAATTGGAAGTTTACCTTTTTTAAATTCTCGCATAACTTTACTTATCTTTTTATCTTGTTTTGTTTTCTTCTTCATCGAATAGGATTTAAATTAAAAAATTGAGTTCCTGGCTGATCTGGGTTAGCATCAAGCGAATCACTTAAAAAATCAAGCAAATTAAACCCTTGATTTTGATTATCTAGTGAGTTTAATATCTCTAAAGCTGCGGCTTCACTTTCTGGGTTGGCCTGATTAAGTGCGTTAATACTTGCAGTAGGAAACATTGACTGACCAGGGTCAACATCTAGTATACTTGTTTGATCAATCATCGGCTGAAACTGTGTTAAATTATCTATTTGATTTACGATCGCTAGTTTTTGAGTATTATTTAAACTAGGATTATTAATTACATTTTCTTTTAATTGTAAATTATTTTGTGCAACTTGATTAACAAAATCAGAACCAGACATTGTTGTCATTTTAGGAGGTTCTTTTTGTTGTAAACTTTCTTTTTGAAACTCTTGATCTAACTCCGCAAAGCTTGGCTGAGTTAAATCTAGAAGTTTTGGATTAACTCTTTGAAAGTCTGCAAAATCAACTACTTTTGGCACAAATGCATCTGCTTTTACGGTTTTATAACTATCATCACCTAATGCAACTTCTTTATCCATATCAGCGGTGCTTAAATCATATTCTGTTGGATTAACTATAGTAGGAAAAGATGGCTGATCTGAATCAACCATAGTTTGAAAAGGAACACCTGGCGGTGCTACATCCATAGCTCTTCCTGTTATATCAACAGAAGACACAGCATCTGGTGCAACGTCTAATCCTTTGTCAAATTCACCTGCTATTATTCTATCGTCCATCACCGCTTCTATTCCTTCTCCTGCACCAAAAGTTTTATCTAAAGGATAACGTATTCCTGGCATTTTACTGTCAGTAAATTTTTGTTTTTTATCATCCATACCAAGAAACTCTTTGGCAGCTCTAATTCCAGGTAAACCTCGTCTTAATTGATCAGTTATAGGGTACATTTTTGCATATTGATCTGGATACTTGTTAATAAGATTTCTTGTTGGATCTAGGAAATCCATGTCTTTTGTTTTATTAAAAATATCGAACCCCTCACTTGTAAGCACAGGACGGCCAGCACTTGTTCTAACAACTCTACCATCATTTGATCTAAGCACACCACCACTTCTTATCGCTCTTTCATCACCCAGTCTGGTCGTAAATTTATTTAATCTTGATCGAAGATCTTTTGCTAAGTCTGTATTACCTTGTTTTAGAGCTTCATTAATTCGTCTATCAAGACTACCAACACTTTGTTCTAAACCTTTTATCTTACTAGTTGTAGTTGTAGTTTTAGCAGCTCTAATGCCAGACTCTCTACCACTATCGTCAAACTTGGTCGTTGTTCTTCTGTTAGTTCTTGTTGGCCTGTTGCTAGCTCTGAATTCCTTAAAAGTTTTCTTTTTATCCTTCGCTGGTCTTCCTCTTCTGCTTCCACGTTTGCTCATCATGCTCTCCTTGATAGTGCTTCTGTTATATCAATATCTCCACTTTTGGCAAGTTGAGATCTATCTGATGGTGATAAAGTTCCTCCACCTGGTAGTTCTATTGGTGTAACAGGAACAACGGGTGCCGTTAGACTGCTTTGATCACCTATTATAGGGCTAGCATCCGAGGTTTTAGGCCTTGTTACAAGAGGCGGTGACTCTATGATATTGAATGAATCTTTAAATAAACCGCCCACATCATCAAATATATTTGTTCTAAATAAGTTTCTGTATATGCCGTTGGTTATTCTTCTAACTGATCTACTAACATCACTACCATCTCTTGCCTGTGAGTTCTCTTTCATTCTTTGAAAAGCAAAATCGGATACTTTTATTGGTGTAAAACGATTTCTGAGTAGATTAGCAGCTTCATTTTTAGAGAATCTTTCAGATATTACTGCTCTAATTTCTCTGTCAGATAAACCTAATATTTTAGCTGCTTGTATTTGTTTAAATAATTTTTGATCATTTCTTAATTTAGCTGCGTTTGCCTTATTATATGCATCGACAATCTCTGCTGATGTAGCATCTGCTCTATAAGCAACACTTGTAAATAATTTTTTAGAATTAGTTAATGCTCTTTTGTTATCAGATATTTTAAAGTTTATGCCATCTTGAATAAAAGGATTTTGAATTCTAAATCCAAGTAAACCAGACGCTTCATTTAAAAACTTAAAGCCTCTGTTATATTGATCTTTCTGTCCGATACCTGATAGATACAAACGTTGAAATTGTTTAATAGATCCTGGCGAAGCTGTTCTAAATAATTCCGCAAGAGTGTTAGATATTTTTGTCCCTATTTCATCTTCTGGATTCCATAGTCTTCTACCCTCTGCAGTAGAACCGCCACGAACAAATACATCTGCAAGAAATTGTGTTGCTATTGATTCTTCAACAAAAGGTGCTGCAAACTTGGATGCTGCTCTTATGACTGCATCATCGAAACTTGCAAGAACACCTGCACCTTTGTCTCTTGATTCATCAAAACCATTCATAGCAGCTCGAAGAGGTAAAGTTAAAATGTCGTATGCATTGGTGTGAGAAAAATCTATGTAGTATAATTGATTACCTTGTTTAATAGGTATGAGAGTAGAATCTTTAGACCACTCTGGAAGATATTCTCTCAATGCATTTAGCTGTTCGTTAGATACACCAGCAACTAGTTGTGCTCCTTCTTCTAATCCTTTACCTAAAGCAACTCCGAATGTAGCTACCCCTGCAAGTCTAGTTGTTCCTATTCCAACAAGTTTACCACTTGGATCTGTAATTTCTCTAATACCCTGTTTTAGTGTGTTAAAACTAGTACGAATAATTTCTAAAGGAAAAGATACAAAGTTACCTACAGGAAGTCTTCTTAATGTTTGACCAAACGAACCAATATAATCATAGTTAGGAATATTGTTTTTAACTGTGTCTGCAGCTTTTAAATCTATAAATCTGTCAAATCCCTCTTGAGTTCGCATTGAAGCGAGGGCTTCGTCTCTTGTGAGAGTAGGATTTACTCTTGCAATCTCGTCACCAAAATCTTTCAAAAACTTTGCTTGATTTTCTTTGTACATTTTTTCATACACACCTCTAAATTTACGTGACTCAGAATAAAAGTTTTGTATTTTGTATAAGTCATCCTCTGCTTGATACAAGGTTCTTGCAATTCCACGTGCTTTATTAAACCCTGTTTTGTCTCCCCATCCACGTAGTATTGTAAAAATTTTCCCCGTTTCTGTAAGATTTTGTAGTCCTGCGGTTACTTCATCCAAACTTTGTGTTAGTTCTCCTAATCTTGCACTAGTATTAACAACACCAAGATTTTGTAATTTCATGTACTCATCTTTGTATTTTTCATAGTCACCAGAATTTTTAAAATATTTTCTACCCATGTCAGATTCAATTGCACTTTTAGATCTAGCTGTAACAACTTTGTAAGCTTCTTTAAAATCTTCCATAAATCGAAGTGGGTTTGTAAAAAAATTACCATTCATACCTGTAAAAGATGCTGCACTGATTATGTTACGAGCATGTGTGATTGGAGATAAAGTTGTCTTTGCTTCTTGTGTCCACGCTTTTGGTGCAAGAAAAACTTTGTAATATAAGTTAGATAATTCATCTGCATTTTTTCTTGAATTACTTATGTTTTCTAATGCTTTTGCAATTTCAGGAGTTGTTTTAAAACCGTTTAAAGGACCATCAGAAACGATTGTAGTTCCAAACTCTAAACCACCTTCACCTATTGGAACACTACTAGGTTGTTGCCCTCTTATTTGTTTTGGTGGTTCAAAGAAAAATCTATTCTTTCCTTTCTTTAATAACGTATTGAAAAAGTTTGTGTCAGCTACGTACGTATTTATTTTAGCTGCGGTTCTCATGTACTGTTTTATAGGATCTTTTATCTCACCAAGTAAAGCTCTGAGCGGTTCAGGTATATCCTGTCTTACTTGTTTAATTGCGTCATCATATTTGGAATACTTTGCTATGGCACCACCTAAAACACTTTCTTTTTCGTCTGCTAACATACTTCTAAATTCTTGTTCAACAGCCTCTTCGGTCATGTCTTTATTATTATTTCTAATGTATGTTTTTGCTTTTTCTATTATCTTCTGTCCTTCTGGTGTATTATTTAAAGTGTTGATCCATTGTTCTCTTTCTACTTTAGTACCAAACAATCTATACGATCTTGTCATGTATTCACCTATGTTAGCAGCCACAACGTTTTGAAAATCTGCGCCACCTTTCATGGTAAAGTTTGGCATTTCAGAAAGAGCCTTACTCATTTCATCGATCGAGTTTCTTATCTTTGTTATTGAAGGTAATAACTCTTTTGGTATGTTATCAGGTAAAGCTTTTGCTATTTCTTCTGCTGTCTTTGGAATTTTTGCACCAGTTTTAATATCCACTTTTGCTTTGTATGCACCACTTGTTAGAAAATCATAGATGTTTTCCATCATTTCTTCTCTTCTTCGCAGTCCCATTGCATCTAGTTTATTATATAATTTACCTACATCAGGATCGATTGCTTCTTGTACAGCTTTTTCTAGGTCTAAAGTTTCTATTCTAACTCTTTCGGCCACAGATCTTAACGTGTTTATCTTTTCTCTATTAGCTTCAAAGACTTCTTTTGGTAAATTACCTCTTGCACGAAATGGTGATAAAATGTTTTTATCTACCCATCGCAGGATATTATTTTTATTAAACTGAAAACCTTCGTCTAGAGCTTTTTCTTTTAAAACGTTGGTGTTTGTATCTGGATCAAACTCCAAAAATCTAATATTATTTTTATTCACTCCTACATGTTTTAACATACCAGTAAATGCAGGTACACTTCCTTTAAATAAAACTTTACCTACAGGAAATATAACATTATCAAACAACGTAAAACCAAGCGCACCTTCAACACCAAACTTAAATTTATTTTTTAATCTTTTAAAAGCTACTTCACGTCCAGTTGCATTGATGTCATCACTATCATCTGTTTGAGTAGGACCCATGCCAATTAAATCACCAAGCGTACCCATATCACTTGTTGCCACTGCAGCTTCTGCACCGCCTGCAAGGGCAGCCTTTGTAACATTTGGTCTTCTAGAAATAAAATCTGTTTTACCTGCTAGTTTACCACCAATATTTCTTGCTTTAATTAATCCATTGGCTGCTTTAAGTGCAACACCCCCAGGCACACCAAACTGTGTAAGAACAGATGTGACTGTACCAGTCCATGATTCGTCAGCCTTGTCTTCTAAAGCATCTAAAATTTTATTATCATCAAAATATTTTTCTACTTTTCTTGTTAAGTTAGTCCCTACACCAAGATCAAGAAGTATAGTTCCAAGAGACAGCGTTCCTTCTGCTATTTTAAAACCACCTTCTCCGACACCTGCAAGACCTGCAGTTACAGGATCTGTTACATACTTTTCAAAAAAACCTCTTTGATCTTTCTTTGGATTACGAGATGTAGAACTAAAATTAAAACCAACATCTACAGGTTTATCTACTTTAATTATGTTTCCAGCGGGGTCTCTAAATACATTGTTTACAATACCAGTTCGTATATTATCTCCCGGCTTTTTTGCTTCTTCAACCTCTACTAAATTTCCAAGAGGGTCTACTATTTTTTGAGCCATAATTTCTCCTTATTTTGGCTTTGGAAATATTTGTCCTTTGTAATATACCATCGTTCCTATCGGTAATGACTCGTACAATTCTCTACCAGATGCAGTGTCAGGTATCTCTGTAGCATTATAATATTCATACTGCTTGGCTGCGTACTGTTTTATAAGCGTTTCATCTGAGTCTGCACCTGGTAGCTTTTGATTTGTATTTGGATCATAGCTAGCGGCTGTGATAGCATTTACAAGATTTGGATCAGCCACGATTGATTGTATCTGACTAGTTATAAACTCACCTGGAGATAGTTTTTGTGCTTGAGCTCTTATTTGTTCTTCTGCAATATCACCTGCAATTTTCTTTTCTTCTAATTTTCTATCCTCTTCAGCTTCAAATGCTTCAACACCTGACTCAATACCAGCTTTCTTAATAGCTGCAGCTCTGTCCATCAAATCGTTTCCTAGTTTAGCAAATTCTTTTAAAGGTTCTTTAGCAGACTCTGCTATGCCCTCTACTAAATTACCTCTTTTTGTAGCTAGTTCTAAACCAAACTGTATCATAGCGTTGTACCCAGCACTTTTTGTTCTTTTTCTTGTGTCATCACCAATGTATTTTTCAAACACATCTATACGTTCTTTTATAAAATCATCTAACTCACCACCCTTGATATTTTTACTTGTTGTATCTGCTGCAGTGTCAGTTGTTTCTTCTTTCTTTTTAGGGTCTACAGGTTGTGGAACTGTGTCTGCAGGTCCACCTGATCCTGCTGGCGGTTCAGTGCTTTGTTCAGCACTATCTGTTAAGGCGTCATAGGCTAAGCCAGCTCCACCCAAAACAGCAGACTGTCCTGCTATGTTTGTAAAAGTAGGTCTAAGTATTCCTGGCGTTATTCCTCCTCCCATTCCAAGAGCCTCTAGGCCTTTTTTATTTGGATCAAATCTAAAAGTTCTAACGTTTACAGGTCCTTGAATCGGTCTAGATCTAGCCCCTATGAAATAGTTTTTTATATTTCTTGGATTAACAACGGCTCTAGCGCCTCTCACCGCATATGGCAAAGCTCTCAGAGCTAAACTTCCTAACCCTGCTACTATTGGAAGAACCATTAGTTATCTCCAAACAAGTTACCAAAACCCTCTTGTAAACCTCCAAAGCCTTGACCAAACTGACCAAGAGCACCAAGTCCTGCAATACCAAGACCAAGAGCTTGTGCAAATGGATTGACAGAAGGTTGTTGAGTGAAAGCAATACCGCTACTTGGAACACCACGTAGTATATCACTAGCAAATGTTAATCTTCTAAATGGCTCTTGTTGAGCTTGAATTTGTTGCTGTCTTTGAGCTTCTAATTGAGCTTGACCTAATTGTTGTTGAATACCACCAACACCTAGAAGTGATTGTATATCTTGTTGACCTAATTGTTGTCCAAGAGCACCAAGACCAGCTTGTCTTTGTCCAAGACTAGCAAGACCTTGACCTGTGGCACCTAATTGTTGTGCTGCAGCCAACTGTCTTCTTTGCTGTGCTTCTTGTGCACTCATCGCAGCACGTTGTGCTTGTTGAAAGTTTCGTGATAAATCTTCAAATATTCTTCTTGACTTTATGTCTTGTAAGTTACGACCTAGCTCTGCTTCTTGCACCCCAAAACGTGAACCACCAAAAGCTCCTGCTCTTTGTGCTTGTGTTGCTAAATTGGATTGTGCAATCTGTGCCTGACGATCAAATTCTTTTAAAGCTTCTTGTGTTACATCAGCCTGATATTGATCCATGAAAGGTGTTGTTTGTCCTGGTTGAAATGCTTGTGTTGCACCAAGAGCTTGTTGCCCTGCACCTGTTAGCGCAGCTCCTGCAAGACCTAAAGTTCCTCCTGCTTGTTGTAGAGCAGGTTGAAATGCTCCTACATTTTGACTCGCTAAACCAAATGCTTGTTGTTGTTGAGGTGTAAAACCTGCAAATTGAAATTGTGGTATCGCTTGCGCTATCCCTGCTCTACCAAACTTACGTAAGTTGAAATCAGCCTCACTTTCACCTTCTCTTCTTACTGCGGTTGGATCACCAAATACAGATGCAAGTAATTGTTCAGCTCTTTTTTCAATAAAAGGAGCTTGTTGTTGCCGTTGTATTACTTCATCAACCATTACGTTCTATCTCCGTATTTTCTTTGTAGACTATACAAGAATTTTGATCCTCTGTCTCTACTCTCTTTTGTTCCTTCGCCACCCATGGCTCTTCCTAACCCTCTAACAGTTTTTGCGTTAATAACAAATTCTCCGTCACTTAACATTGCAGGTATGTCATCACTAGTCTCAGTTCCTGGTCCTGCTATCTTACCATTTTTACGAGGAAAACCACCTTCATTTAAACCGATTTTTTTCAATCCATTTATCTCTCCACCCATGGCTCTATTAACTAAATTAGGTCCATATTGAGAAAATGGCACCGTTGTAACTCCACCTATTCCTGCATCATCTAAATCTTTAAGTGGATTCATTGTCCCGTATACGTCTTCAAATGTTGACTTTGCTTTGTTTTCTTCCTCACCTAAACCACCTGCAACTCCTGTTAATGCTGACAAACCAAGAGCTGTTTTTATGGGATTAGCCTTTGCAAAATTAACAATTGATTGAAGAACACCTGGTTTTTCTACAACACCTTTCATAATTGCATCTTTAAGTACAACTGGATTATTACTTCTTACTGCTTGAAGAATGTTAGGTGGCACTGGTGTTGACGTAGCTCTAGTAAAAAGCCCTCCTAGTCCTTGTCCAGCTTGTAATCCACCAAATTTATTTAGTGCTCCACCTGTTAGTCCAGATAATGCTGCAAACTTAAGTGCATCTCTTGGGTTTCTGCCTGCAACTAAGCTACCAAGACCACCGCCAATAGCGGAACCTAACACAGGGCTACCTGCTAGAAATCCTAGTCCTGCACCAATAATGGGTGCTGCTTTTTTGGCAGCCTTAAAAATCTTTTTTAGCATGTTCTCCTTTTGCAATTCATGATTGTTTTACTATGCAAGGAGGCTGGCCTTGTAATTAAGCCTATTTAATTGTATATTTATAGGCGAATTATTGATATAAAACAAATAAAAAAAGAATGGCGACTGATTTAAATAACAAAATAGAGTTTCAGGCTTACAGACCCTTCGGACCCACTATTTTTAAAGGAAGTTTACCAGATAGTATTATAAAACTACTTGATTCCAAAGCAGATGAATTATTCAATGATGAAAAATTATCAAAAGAATGGGATCATTCCATGCATTTAGCGGGAAATGTTAAACAAGAAGTAAGATATCCTCCGACATTTTTAGATTCAAGTGAGTTTCAACCATGTCTTCAAGCTTTAAAAATTATAGTTGAAAAATATATATCTCATCCTCCTGCGTCGGATACTATACAACCAAAAGATGTTGATAGAATGGTCTTACAAAGCATGTGGGTAGTATCTCAGTGGGCAGGTGATTTTAATCCATCACATATTCACGATGGAGATTTATCAGGTGTAATTTATTTAAGAATACCTCCTAGTTTAAAAGAGGAATACGCTAAAGAGGATCATCATCCATGTGTAGGAGATATACAATGGGAATGTGGTCAAGCAGCAACTTTTAACGGACATGCTTTTCAAGCAACACCTGAAGTTGGAAATATATATTTATTTCCTGCATGGCTATCTCATATGGTTTATCCTTTTAGAACTCCAAACGAGGAAAGAAGATCAGTTTCTTTCAACCTTAATCTAGTTAAAAAAATTGTCTCAAAATAAATAATACTATATGCCTAACCTTAATTTTCCAATGGTTAGAATTACTTGGCTAGACGCAAAAGATATGGAAACAGGTTGGTTGCACATAAAAGAAATTTTAAATGCACCTTTGGCCGTGTGTCAAGAAGTTGGATACATGGTAGTAAATAATGACGATAAAATTGTAATTATGAGGTCATGGTGTGTAGACAAGGACGACAACCACGGTGGTGGTGCAATAGCTATTCCAAGAGGGTGGGTTAGAAAAATAGAATATTTAAAGGTAGAGTATGCAACACAATAAACATACAGAATTTGTAATGTATGTAGATAACTTTTTGTCTATAGAAACATTAGAATCATTACAGGAAACATTTCAAAAAATTAACTATGGAGAGGTTAAAAATCCAGAGGGTCAAGTCTATGGCCATAGACACACATTTCCTCATAGTTTTCACAGTGATCCTTTGTTAAAGTTAATAAAGAACTATTTTTTTCCTAGCAGAAACCTTGAGCCGATATCTGTGAGTGCTCACGTAAGACAAAACAATAAAGAGCCTCTTTTTCACGTTGATGTTGAAAAAAACAATGTCGCAAACTTTTTATTATTTGTTAAGGGACAGCCTCTTCTTAACAACGGCACAGGATTTATGACAGGTAAATCACTATCTTCTCACATTGGGTTTATTGAAAATAGAGCTTTATTTTTTAATGGTAGCAAAATACCTCATTCTGATTTACAATCATTTGGGGACAGCTCCAAAAGGTACACGTTAAATATTTTTTATAAAGAATCTGAATGACAAAATTATTTATAGGAACTCCTTGTTATGGAGGCATGTTAACATCAGATTATTTTAAAAGTTGTATGCAATTAGTTTCCTTATCTGCTCAAAATAAAATAGAACTACAATTTGGCACTATTGGTAATGAATCATTAATAACGAGAGCAAGAAACACTTTAGTGCAATTGTTTATGGATGGTGATTATACTCATCTTTTATTTATAGACTCTGACCTAGCATTTAATCCACAAGCGGTTATTCGAATGTTAGATTATGATAAAGATGTCACTACAGGCATATATCCTAGAAAAACAATTGATTGGATAAAAGTAAAGAAAAATATAGAAATTGACTCAAAGATATCAGAGGACGAATTGTTAGCTAAATCTTTGCAATATAATTTAAACGTAAAAAATCCAGAGAATATATTATTAGAAAAAGGATTTATTGAAGTATTAGATGGACCCACTGGATTTATGCTAATTAAAAGACAAGTGTTTGAGCAGATGGCAAAGAGCTATCCAGATTTAAAATTCATTCCAGATCAGCACATAAATCAATCTCACGAAAAAGAGTTTAATTACCACAATACATCAGATTGGAATTACACCTTTTTTGATACAATGATAGAGCCTGAAACTAAAAGATACTTGTCGGAGGACTATGCTTTCTGTCGTTTATGGCAAAATATAGGCGGTAAAATATATGCAGATATTCTATCTGGAATGACTCATTATGGAAACTATGCTTTTAAAGGTAACGTTGGAACTCAATTCTTGCCTCAAAACAATAAGTAATTTATTATAAAATTATGAAATTAGTAGATCTTAAATTTAAACCAGGAATAGACAAACAAGACTCAGCTTATTCAGCAGGAGATCAACGTAAATATATTGATTCTGATTTCGTTAGATTTCATTATGGCAAACCAGAAAGATGGGGTGGCTGGACAAATTTACCTAATCCTAATAAAACTTTAGTAGGAGTTGTGAGAGATACTCACTCTTGGGTTGGTTTAGATGGTTTAAGATATTTAGCATTAGGTACAGATAGAAAATTATATATTTATAGTGAGGGAGCTTTTTATGACATCACTCCCATTCGTGAAACTCAAGCTTTAACTAATCCTTTTACAACAAATGGCACTACTACTGTGTCTGTAGCAGATACCAGTCATAATGCAAAACAAGGAGATTTTGTAACCTTTGATTCATTTTCATCAATAGATGGTCTTGATATGAACCAAGAGTTTGAAATCACATCAATAACTAGTGCAAACGCATATACAGTAACGCACACTAGCACAGCGTCTGGATCAACTTCGGGGGGTGGTGGATCAGGTAACGCAAAATATCAAATTAATGTAGGACCAGCCACATCTACTTATGGCCTAGGTTGGGGTACAGACACTTGGGGCAGTGGAACTTGGGATACAGCAAGTTCTTCATCTGATGTTGTTCTAGTAGGAAGAAACTGGTCTTTAGATAATTTTGGAGAGGACTTGATTGCGACTGTTTTAGATGGGGGCACCTTTGTATGGGACACCTCTGGAGGTTTATCTGCAAGAGCTACAGCTTTATCCAACGCTCCCACTGCATCGAGATTTAGTCTTGTCTCCACGGACACTAGACATTTATTAATATTTGGCACAGAAACTACCATAGGTAGCACGGGAACACAGGATGATTTATTTTTTAGATTTTCTGATAGAGAAGATGCAACAGACTACACTCCTGTATCAACTAATGAAGCAGGTTCATTGCGTATATCTGACGGATCAAGAATTATTGGCGCTGTAAAATCAGCAGGACAAATATTAGTATGGACTGATACTTCACTACATGGGATACAGTTTGTTGGAACACCTTTTACTTTTGGTTTAAGACAATTAGGTGCTAACGCAGGACTGATAGCTCAACATGCAGCCATAGAGGTAAATGGTGTAGCTTATTGGATGTCTGATGATGCATTTTATCTTTACGATGGTGTTGTTAAAAAAATGCCCTGTTCTGTACAAGATTTTGTTTTTGATGATATTAGTTACACAAATAAAAACGATATAGCGGTTGGATTAAACACTGCTTACAATGAAATAATTTGGTATTATCCTTCAGCAAACGCATCACAAATTGATAGAGCAGTGGCATATAATTATTTAGAGGGCAGTTGGTATACATTAAGTTTGGGTAGAACCACATGGTTAGGAGCTTATGTTTATGAAAAACCTATTGCAACAGAATACAGTGCCAGCGCCACAGCTAATGTGTCTACAATTCTAGGACTTACAGCTGGATCATCTTTTGTGTATGAACACGAATCTGGAAATAATCAAGCAGATGGTACAGCTATTACAGCGTTTTTAGAAACAGGTTCCGTAGAAATAGCAGATGGGGATCAACTGATGTCTGTTAGTAAATTGGTTCCCGACTTTAAAAATTTAGCTAATACAATGACCGCTACTTTAACTTTAGAACAATATCCTCAATCTAGTGCAAATGTCACAACAAGTGGTAGTATTACAAGCACAACAGAAAAAATTAGTGTAAGAGGTAGAGGTAGAGCAGTAAAAATTAAGTATCAGACTAATACTGTTAACGACACACCTTGGAGACTTGGATCACAGAAAATACAACTACGTCCAGATGGTAGAAGATAATGGCTAAAATAACAATAACTAGATTACCTAACGCAACTCCAGAGTATGATGCTGGTCAGTTTGATCAAATGATTAGACTACTTGATCAGATTATTCTTTTACTTAACACAAACTATCAACAAGATTTAAAAGAAGAAGCAGAATCGGAGGGTTTTTTCCTTGGCTAATACATTTAAAAGTACAATGGTTGATATCACAACTACAGATTTAACAACTATATTGACTGTGCCAACGGCTAACCCTGGCGCTACTCCTCCTGTGCCACCAACGACTGATGTAGTAAAATCTATTTTAATTTGTAATGATTCAGGAAGCACCACACTAGTAGATCTTGAGGTAGTTAGATCATCGGCAACTTTTGAATTATTCAAAGCTAAAAGTGTTGCCACTAATACTACAACAGAATTATTATCTCAGCCTCTTGTGTTGCAAGAATCGGACGTATTAAAAGCACAAGCTAATGCTGCAAATCAAGTCCATATAATTGTAAGTTTTATGGAGGTTACAAAAGGACAATTATAGAAAGGCATATCATGAAATTACAATCATTATTTATTACGCCTGTCATGATGACAGAGATTAAAGGCCACGGTCACTTAGTGGATCGACTTTACGAAATAAAAGCTAGAGATGAAAAAGGGATGCCTAGATCTAATATTGGAGGCTGGCATAGTCATGATGAATTATACAAAGAGGTAGAATTTAAAAGCACTGTTGGGGATATATTATTAAAAGCAAAAGAATGCTTTGATCATTTAGATGTACAAGAAAAATATGTTCCAGAAATGACAGGTTTATGGGGTATGATTAATCCTCCAGGATCTAGAAATAATGTGCACACACATCCGTATAATTATCTGTCAGGAGTTTATTACCTAAAAGTGCCTCAAAAAAGCGGTAATTTAGTGTTTCTAGAGCCAAAACCACAAGCAGAGGTGTTATCACCCCCAAAGAGAAAAGAGGCCTCTGTATACACTGCACACAGCGTAGATTTTGAACCAAAAGAAAATTCATTGATTTTTTTCCCATCATGGTTACAACATGAGGTGAAAACAAATAGCTCTAATGAGGACAGAGTTATTTTAAGTTTTAATATAAATTGGAGAGAAAATGCCGATAATTAAAAATGCAGAGCAAATAGGAACAGTAACATTACAAGATGGTAGAGTTGTTCCTAAATACAACGTAAAAACTGAAACGACAATTACTAATATAGATACAGGTCAAGAATATGAATCTGAGGAAGCTATGCAATCAGATATAGATGATCCAAACACTTCAACAACCGCTGAAAAAATTAGACGAGATATTAAAGTATTTGCTCCATCATTAAAAGATATGCTAGGTTCTACTCCTAAGTAGATTTTTTATAATTTGCTATAGTTTTAATTCTGTTAAACTTTTTGCACTTCCTAAAGTTCCTTTAAAGTATGTGTTAAAAGCTAAGCTTATTCTTTCTTCATTATCTTTTTTTATTTCTACACCATGTGTAAGACTAGAAGGAAAAAGAATTAACATTCCAGTTTTAATTTGTTTCATTGATTCTGAAGAGTTAAAAATTCCATAATTTTTAGATATTATACGTACACTGTCTTCAACTGTCTTTGCAAATGAAATGCTGTCAACATTTTCATTAGCTTTTATGTACAGTACTCCAGATATAAAAGAATTTTGATGAGAGTGTGCATGATGAAATTGATTATTGTTTGTATAATTTAACCATGATTGAGTAATATAAAGTTTTAAATCTTTATTTTCTGGAGCATGTATTACTTTCAAATATTCGTTAACATGATCTAACAAAATATTTTTTAATTTTTCAAAAGGTTTTGTTTCCAGAATATACGTATTATTGCTAGTAATATTTCCAGCATTTCCATACGTTTCTTCTCTGTGTTTCTCTACAGAATCTAACTCACTTTTTGTGAAATTCTTTACATCATATGAATAATAAACAGGTACAGGAAATATTGCGTCTACAAAATATTTAAACTTTTCCATTAAAAGATATCTTAGATTCTACTCCTAATTAGATTTTTTACAAGTGCAATCATCACAACAATGCTGTTCAGCATTTTTTTCATGTCTTTTAACGTCTCTTTCTACTGCTAATAGTCTTTCGTGATATTTGCTCACCTTATCTGCAAGGTAGGCAATGGCTTTATTTAAATCTTGATTATCCATATTTGTCTCCTGTTGATTATTAATTTTGGTGAGAACCTAATGTAAACATGTTTTGTTTGAAATCAACAGAACTTTTTGAAATTGTTTTCTTGACAAAAAAAATAAAACTAAACTAGATAAAATTATTCTTCAGCTATTGTGCCGTGATCACCATTCATAATGGCATCATATAAATTTTTACCATGTTCTGCAGTGTCAAATGATGTTGCAGTATGAGTAACCCAAGGCTGATCCGTGCCTCCTAAATGGCTCCATTTGGTTTCTATGTTTATAGCTCTTATTTTATTTCCGTTAGAATCAACTTGATCTTCAAGTATCATATCTCCATTAGAATCAACTTGAGGTTGACCATTTTCATCTAGTGTAGGTTTTTTTAAAGTAACCCATTTTGGATTTTGTGCAGCTAGTAATGTGATACTCATTATGAAATCCTTTTAACGGTGGTTACTCTTTGTCCCGTCGAATTTGGGCTTTGCATTATACCCATGATTCTATAAGTTCCTGAAACTGATGATGGTCCATTAGATCCAGCGCAATTAGCAGGAAATAAAGAACTTCCAGCCAGTGTTGCATTTGATGATTGAGGAACTACGCTAGTAACGCCGATCATAGTAGCGCCAACCTGATCAAGTTCTATACCAGCCATACCAGATCCGACATTCGCAGCACTTGGAGCTGGAAGGTTTGTTAGGGAAGCACCTGAAATTGCGGGCAAATTCCCAGAGAGCTTAGTTGCATCTAAAACTTGTGTTCCTGTGAGTGTTACACCACCTACTATTAAAGCCATTATTTAATCTCCTCTAAGTTAAATTTATATTTTTTACCATTTAATCTATTTAAAATAAAGAGGTTTTCATCTCCCTCTTGAATAGTCCAATGACCTGATGTGCCATCAACTTCGTTGGCTCTTGTTTTTGTATTGTTTAAATTTAAGTCACCAGTGTATATGTCCCTCCACTGTTTTGTTGAAGATCCTAAATCATGAGTATCATCAGCGGAAGGTAAAACAGACCCTCCAAAAACAGCACCTGAATTAAATGTTGCTGTACCAGCTTCACTACCATCAAGAGTAAGCATGGTTATATCAGCTGTATTATCTGTGCCTTTAAATACTATGTCTGTATCATTACCTTGTGCGTCTAAAATTATATTTCCTGTCGTAGTAGCTAAAGTTGATTCAGCGTCACCTGTTGCAATTTCATCTAAAGCAATAGAAGTAGATACTGTTGCAAAAGATAAAGTCCCTGATCCATCTGTTTTTATAAACTGACCAGCAGATCCATCACCTGTTGGTAATGCCATGGAGGTAGTACCGAAACCAATTGCATCCATACGAACTGTGCCGTCAAAGAATGCATCTTTGAACTCTAAAGATGAAGTGCCAAGATCAATATCGTTTGTCGTAGACGGGGATAAGGCTCCATCTGAAAGTGTTATTTGATTTGCGTTAGCAACTTTAAATGTGATTACATCATCAGAAGCAGCTGAGATAGTAGAATCAGCATCGGCGTCTAAAGTAAGTGTTTGACCATTTAAATCCACAGGTGCAGTTACAGTACCTGGTGAAGCAAAAACATCAAACCAGTCTGTACCATTAGTTGCTACTAATCTAGTAGCTCCGTTTTCAATTGAAATAGTATTACCAGAAGCTCCTAGCCTGCATGTCATTGCATATGGACCAGAAGAACCAGAATCTGTTGTAGCATTAGTAATTAAATAAAGTTTTTGTGTTGCAGGAAATTGTGCAATTCTTACAGCTCCGTGAGCACCAGTTAATCTTATGTGTGCATTTCTAGCTTGGTTATTAGCTTGAGATTGTGGACCATCATTATTTGTCAGTGTTGTAACTGCGTTGTCTCCACAAGCTACATTTACTGTACCTGCGATTGAAAATTCTATTGATTGAGAAAAATTGTTATTAGTAATAGTACCCCAAGTTCCTGAATTTTCACCAGTGCCTTGTAGCTCTATTCTCAAACTTGTCGAATACGTCGAACTCATAATATCTCCTATATAAAGTTAAAATCTAAAGTTTGTCAAAACTTTTATGCAGCTTTATGAACTTCTGTCCAACTAATATCGCTGTTTGAGTCGTCTACTTCTGACCAGAAGGTGCCTTGTAGAGTACCAAGTGAACTTGTAACAGAATTACCAGTCACTGTCAAAGTCGAAGTTCCAGATACTGTAACTGTTCCTATAGTTAAAGTAGCTGATACGCTTGGAGCTGTGTAAATTGTTTCTTGAGTTTCATCTCCTAGACTAGAGGTCATACCAACACCCGTTACAAATACAGATGTCTCTACTGTGCCCAAAGCTGAAGTTAAAGCGTTACCACTTGGGAATACAACAAATTCAGGATCAGCCTCTGCTGTGCCAACAGCTGATTGCATGGCTGTTTCTGATCCAGCTACAACTGTAATTTGTCCGTCACCTGATATAGAAAAAGTTCCTAAAGATGAAGTAGTGCTTACTCCAGTAACTGAAATGTTTTGATCTGTAGTAAGAGATTCTTCACCTAAAGATGAAGTTAGAGCTTGACCAGTGACAGCAAATGAACCTCCAACAGCACCCCATTGTTGATCACTCCATCCTATAGATCCACCAGTATTTATGTCTGTGTCACGATTCCAACCAGTGGTTTTTGTTACACTTGACGATTCATTACCTAAAGATAAAGTTAGGCCTAATCCTGATACTGATATGTTTTGATCTGTTGAAAGTGACTCTTCGCCTAAAGATAAAGTAAGTGCAATTCCAGTAGGATTAACTTGAGCTATACCAGTTGCTACAGTAGTGCCTGCCGTAGAGGTAAGTCCAATACCTGTTACTGAAATATTTTGGTCAGTGGCAACTGTCTCAGTACCTAGAGATGACGTGAGGCCATTACCTGTAACAGATACAGGTGCTTGCTGGTTCCAGGCACCACTGTTCCAAGTTTGTCGGCCCCATCCTTGGATAGAGGCCATGTTATATCTCCTATGCTATTCTTAAAATTGCAGCAGTTGCTTCAGCCGCTGGAAACGTAATTGTAAACGTGCCAGAAGTTGAAGATTTAACAGCACCAAAATCAAGAACACAAACGGCTGCATTAGTGGTTAATCCAGATACAGTTGAACTGTTATAAATAACAGCGGCTTGTGCAGAAATAGTTGCACTTGTAAATGAAATGTCTGCAAAATCACAAACAGCAGTATCAGTAGATAAAGTTGGTGTTACTGATGTTAGTGCTCCTCCACCCTCTGCATAAGTGCCTGATGCACCTACTTCGTCAGTTTGTTGAAAAGCAGTTGTTGATTTACTTAAAGTTGCTTCGTTGTCATATAGCGCTAGTTTAAAAGTATTCCCCGTTGTAGCCGTAAAATTGTGTAGGCCTTTCAGGATCTCCACTTTGAAACTGTTAGCTACAGCTTGTGTAATTGCCATAATA